CCTACCTTCGATTTATTCTAAAAAGGTTTTAAACTTTTTCAGAAAAGCATCGGTAGTTGAAGCTATTACAAACACTGACTACGCTGGAGAAATATCAGCGTTTGGAGACTCTGTAAAGATTATCAAAGAGCCAGTAATTTCAGTATCAGCGTATACTAGAAATACTGACACAACTGAAACTAGATTGACTGACCAAGAACTTAACTTGGTTGTCGACCAAGCAAACGCTTTTAAGTTTATCGTTGATGACATTGAAACTAATATGTCTCACGTTAACTTTAAAGAAGTTGCTACATCATCTGCTGCTTACTCATTAAAAGATGCGTATGATGCAGCTGTTATAGCTGAAATGTTTGCAGGTGTTTCTTCATCATCCCCAGACCACATCATAGGTTCTGACAGTGCTACTGCTGATTCTACAATGACTCACGCAACTAACTCTGTTGACCTACTTGGTTCTGACGGAACTGGTGTTGATGCACTAGACTTAATGGCTAGAATGGCTAGATTAATGGATGACCAAACTATACCTGAAGAAGGTAGATGGTTTGTAGCTCCACCTTCGTTCTACGAAGAGCTATCACAATCTGGTTCTAAGTTATTGTCTGTTGACTTTAACGCTGGTCAAGGCTCAATCAGAAATGGTTTAGTATCAACTGGAAAACTACGTGGATTTGACATGTACAAGTCTAACAATATCGCTGCGACTTCCAACGCAAGTGGTAAAGTTATGGCTGGTCATATCAGTTCTACTGCTACTGCTCAAACGATTCTTTCAACTGAAGTGTTGAGAGACCCAACTTCGTTTGGTGACATAGTTCGTGGACTGCATGTATACGGAGCTAACGTCTTAAGACCTGAAGCTTTAGTATCTGCATTTTATGTAGTTGACTAACAATAATTGGGGAGGTCTTCGGACCTCTCCTTTTTTATAATAAAGAGGAATATAAATGAATCACAAAGATAAAAAGAAAAAAATGATGTACGGTGGTATGGCTAAAAAGAAAAAAATGATGAAAGGTGGTGGCAGAGCTATGTATAGTGCTGGTGGTAGTGCAATGCCTAAAGCTACACCTAATTAAAAATGAAAGTCAAAGCACCTAAAGGTTATCATTGGATGAAACAATCTAATGGCAGTTATAAATTAATGAAGCATTCTGGAAAGTTTGTTAAACATAAAGGTGCTTCATTATCTGCAAATTTTGCAATACAAAAACAACATAAAGCATAATGGCAACAACATATTTAGAATTATCAAATGAAATACTAAGAGAGTTAAATGAAATACCTTTAACCTCATCAAACTTTGCAAGTGCTACAGGTTTTCAACAGTTTGTTAAAGATTCAATTAATAAAAGTTTATTTGATATAGCTAATGAAGAACCTGAATTACCATTCTTTTCAGCAGGACTAAGTGGTGCTACTGACCCTTTTTATGGTAATACTACTGTTGCTTCAGTGATTGGACAAAGATGGTATACCTTAAAAGCTGGTAGTTCTAGTTTAATTACTGATTTTTCTAAAGTTGATTGGGATGATTTTTTTATTACTACAGTTAATGTTAGTGGTGAAACAGCTCCATTTGTATCTAAAGGTTTAAAGTTTTTAACTTTAGCTGATTGGACTAGATACTATCGCAATACAGAAAATAATGATGATGCTGATTCACAAAGTTATGGTGAACCAATACATGTTATTAAATCACCAGATAATAGAAAGTTTGGGTTAAGTCCAATACCTGACAAGATTTATAATGTACATTTTTATGCTTTTGCTAGACCAACTGCTTTATCAGCTTTTAGTGATGAAATGGTTTTGCCAGACCAGTATAAAAATATAATTTTAGCCAGAGTAAGATATTACGTTTGGCAATTTAAAGAGAGTCCACAACAAGCAGCATTTGCTTTAGACGACTATAAAAAAGGCATGAGACAAATGAAGAGTGTATTAATTAATCCTACACCTAAATACATGACCGATGACAGAACATATTTTTAGGAGATATAAATGACCACTAAGATACCAGTAGAACTTTCAAGTACCCCCGGCATTGTTGATGGTAGTAATGCAACTGCTATTACTATTGATAGTTCAGAAAATGTTGCAATTGGTACAACCTCAGTTCTCTCAGGCAATAAATTAGATGTTCGTGGTGGTAACATCATGGTTGGTGGTTTTGGTGGCGGAACTGATTATGGATTGATACTTACTCCTGATGATGGTTCAGGTTACTACAATATAGCAAACATAACGGGTGGTCATCTAACATTTAATAATTCATCTACAATAGGTAGCACTGAAAGAATGCGAATTAATTCTTCTGGTCAAGTTGCTATTGGTACAACATCACCAGATGGAGTAAGTAATTTAACAGTAAAATCAGCAAATAGCACTGCAGGTCAAGAGTTAGTTTCTATTCATCACACTGCTACAAGTGGCACAGTTTATTTTATGTCATTTATGACAGAAGCAAGTGGAGCTGATAGAGGTTATATAACTTATAACCAAAGTGTTATGGCTCTTGCTACTGCTTCTGATATTTCTTTAAAAGAAAATATAAGAGATTTAACTGGTGGTTTAGATTTAATTAAGCAAATAAAACCAAGAGTTTTTGACTGGAAAGAAGAAGGCAAAAATAGTGACCAAGTAGGTTTTATAGCTCAAGAAATAGAAGAAATTAAACCAGAATGGGTATATGAAAAAGAAGGTATAAAACTTCTTTCTAGTAACTTGCCAGATTCAATACCTTACTTAATAAAAGCAATCCAAGAACAACAAACACAGATTGAAGCCTTACAAGCTGAAATTAACACACTCAAAGGAGAATAACATGGCAATATCATACGCATGGGATGTAAAAACTGTGGACACTTATCCTACTAAAGATTCTAAGTCTGACGTAGTTTATAATGTACACTGGCGACTAACAGCTACTGATGACACTAATAATGATGCAGAAGGTAATTCATTAACTGCAACAGTATATGGGTCTCAGGGTTTAGATACTTCAGACTTATCAAGCTTTACAGCTTTTGCTAGTCTCGATGCTGCAGCAGTGCAGGGTTGGGTCGAAGCAGCTTTAACAGCTGATACTATTAATGACATGAAAGATAGTCTTGATAGTACTATTGAAGAATTAGTTACCCCAACATCCGTACAAAAAACTATAGGATAATATGCCTAGAAGTCAACCATACACAGTAGCATGTGCAGGAGGTTTAGTAAACTCTTCAAATGCTATAGACTTATTAAGAGCTCCCGGAGTTGCTACAGAGTTAAGAAACTTTGAAGTCTCTATAGAAGGTGGTTACAGAAGAATTAATGGCTATCAAAAGTTTGGTACTACAGATTCAACTCAACCGACTGGTGGTACGACAGATATTTTAGGAGTTATTCCTTATGCTGATGGTGTAGTTGTTTGTGCTGGTACTAATATTTATTTTACTCAAGATGGTATAACCTACTTACAAATAAATAGAAGTTCAGTATCTGGTAGTGGTGATAACTATAGTACTTTTACAGGTCGTAGTGTTTTAGCTCGAACTGGTCAAGGGCAAATAAGTTTTGCTTTATTTGAATCAGCAACTTCAGATTATGGTACGTTAATTATAGCTGATGGAGCAAACGAACCTTATCAGTTTAGAATGGAAGGTACAGGTGCTAACTTAAATAGTAGAACTTACTTTAGTAGTGAGATAACAGTTACCGGAACTAAACATGTTAAGCATGTGACTGTCCATGACAAACATTTAATAGCTGCTGGAGTAGAAGATAATTTAAATACTATTTTTTATAGTGGTACTTTAGACCCAACAGATTTTACTAGCACTGGTTCAGGTAGTATTGTTATTGAAGACCAGATAGAAGGTATTAAAAGTTTCCGTAATGAATTATTTATATTTTGTGAAAACTCAATATTTAAACTACAGAATATAAATAATGCAAGTACGATTGCAGTAATACCAGTAACCAAAAACGTAGGTTGTTTAAGTGGTTACAGTATTCAAGAGATTGGTGGTGATTTAATATTTTTAGCACCAGATGGATTAAGAACAGTAGCTGGTACAGCAAGAATTGGTGATGTAGAGTTAGGAACTATAAGTCAATCTATACAACCAACAATAACAGATTTAGCAAACAATATAAATTTATTTACCATAAATAGTATTGTGTTAAGAGAAAAGTCTCAGTATCGTTTATTTTATACTAATACTGGAGCTACTAATGCATCTCAGCAAGGCATTATAGGTACGTTAAGACCAAATGGTTTTGAGTGGTCTGAGACTAGAGGTTTAGAAGTTACAGCTATTGGTTCAGGTTTTGATACTAATGGTATAGAAAAAATATATCATGGTGATACTAATGGTTTTGTTTATGAACATGACACTGGTAATAATTTTGATGGTTCATCAATCTTAGCAAGATATACAACACCAGATTATGATTATGGTGATTTAGGAACTTTAAAAACTTTACACTATCTTAGAGTTTCAGCAGCTACCGAAGGTATTGTTGAACCGGATGTACAAATTAAATTTGATTTTAACAGTTCAGATGTACCACAACCTTTAGACTTAATTGACTTAGGTGTAATAAATCCACCATCTATATTTAGTGAAGCAGTTTTTGCTACTAATAAATTTGCTGGACAAAACAACCCAATGATAAGAGTGCCTTTACAAGGCAGTGGTACAAGTAACAATTTTACAGTAATAAGTGAAGATACAAAACCATCATATACAATTAATGGTTTTTATGTAGATTACATACCTTCGGGTAGGAGATAATAAATGGCACAAGCATATATAAGACAAAGTACATTCAGTGATGGTGATACTATTACTGCTGCATTATTTAATAATGAGTATAATCAATTAGTAAATGCTTTTGCATACTCTTCATCTAGTGCATCTAATACTGGACACAGACACGATGGTACTGCCGGACAAGGTGGTAACATATTTAAAATTGGTGATTTAGATTTCTTAAACAAAGTAGAAATTGATAGCACTAATAATAGAGTAGGATTTTATGTAGAAGTATCTTCAGCAGCAGTTGAACAGTTAAGAATACAAGACGGTGCTTTAGTTCCTGTTACAGATAGTGATATAGATTTAGGAACAACTTCATTACGTTTTAAAGATACTTTTACAGACTCAATAACTACTACAGGTAATGTTGATGTCGGAGGTAATTTAACAGTCACAGGTACTACAACTTTTAATGGTGGTACAATTACTATGGGTGATGCTAATACTGATAATGTAGTATTTGGTGCAGACATAGATTCAAGTATTATTCCAGATGACGATGACAGTTATGACTTAGGTAGTTCTTCACAAGAATGGCGAAACTTATTTATTGATGGCACTGCAAACATAGATAGTTTAGTTGCCGACACAGCTGATATAAATGGGGGTACGATTGATGGTGCTGTTATTGGTGGGTCAAGTGCAGCAGCTATTACAGGTACAGCTATTACAGGTACAAGTTTTGTTATTGGTAGTGCTGATATAAGTGAAGCTGAATTAGAAACTATAGATGGTATAACAGCAGGAACTGTTGCAGCTTCTAAAGCTATTGTAGTAGATAGTAACAAAGACTTTACAGGAGCTAGAAACATTACACTAACAGGAGAACTTGATGCAGGTTCTTTAGATGTAAGTGGGGATGTAGATGTTGACGGTACTTTAGAAACAGATGCACTATCTATA